GGCAGGCCGAAGATCTTCACGTACCGGGGCCGCCGGTATGCAGCTTCAGGTACTCGTTCCGCTGCGGTGACAGCACCGGGACGTCCAGCGGCACCGTCCCGAACATCTCCGGCCGGTCCACCACCGACTGATGCAAGCTGTCCCGCAGGAACCCCAGCCCCACGAACTCATCCCGGTTCGCTGAGGCATTGTGCCACCAGAAGCTGGACAGGGCGTAACGGTTGGCCATGTCAGTCTCCTTATCCGGCCATCGGGACCGCGTGACCGGACGACAGCATCAGCCCGGCGAAATCGGTCCCGTCCGGCAGGGTGATCGTCCCGTCGAACCGGCCGCCGTACTTGTCCCAGCCATGCGAGGTGACCTGGCAGACGTCGCCCGGCTTCAGCAGCGTCTGCGCGTACGCCAGCGCGGCCTTCCCCGCATCCGTAGCGAGCTCGGGGGCGTTGATGCCGAACACCCGGCACTCCAGCCGCGGATGCCCATCCCAGTCATGCGAGACGATCAGGTGATCAAACCCCAGGTCAACCGAGAAGTAGATGCTGTCCCCGTCGTGGATACCGTCGCACCGGGCCCGGTACGGGCCGAACACCGCAGCCACGGGGGCCTCCCTAGATAGCGTCTAGCGCCTGCCGGACCTCATCCGGGTAATGCTCGACCACGAATGCGATCACGTCCTCCAGTCGCTGGCCGCTGGGCTGCACCTTCACCCACAACTCCAGGTTCTCAATGCGGTTGTCGGCCCTCATGCCGTTCTTGTGGTGGACGTTCTCCCACGGCTGTAGCGGTCGCCCGAGGTGCTCTTCCATGACGACCCGGTGTTCCATGACGCGCCCGGCCGCGCGGTGCATGCTGCGATAGCCGTTCTTGTGCAGATGGCCAGTCCCGTTGGCGCCGCGGAGCGGCTCAACTGGACCCGGGGTGCCGTCGCGACGCATCCGCTGGTAGTGCATCTCGCAAAGACCCAGCGCGTCATTGGGGCGGTCGCAGCCCTCTACCGTGCAGCGAGGGCGGACCTTGTCTTCTTTGTTCCTGCGGATGGTGTAGTGCGGACGGCAGAGGCCATCCAGGACCGCGAGCAGCGTGCATGCCTTCCGCGAGCACTGCCTGCTGCCGTTCTTCTCGGCGCGCCACTCCTGGTAGTGCTTCCCGCACATCTGCCGAGCGTGCTGAACGTTAGTACAGCCGGGCGTGATGCAGGTCTTGTCAGCCGCCTTAACGTGATCGCCCCAGCGGGCCTGGGCGGCATTGGCGGAACGGGTACTGCTAGCATCCTGGTTCATGTCTTGAGACTAGCACATGAACCAGGATGCTACTGTTTCCGCAGGTCAGGTGAGCAAAACCCTAAATGCCGCAGGCGTGCTGACATTCGCGCCAACCCTCCAGTACATGAACCACGATTTGTTACCGCCGCCTCAGGGGACGACGGGCCAGGTCATTTCTGCCTGGCTCTGCAGCTTTCCCATCGCTGCAGACCGGACTGTAACTTCAGCTCCAGCCCTGCTCGGCTATACCGGCTTCACAGGTCTATCGGAGTTGCCACACGTTCAGTCTCTACGGACTCCCCGGTACGGGTTGCCTCGGTATTCCCCGCGATCTCGGAGGGGTTCACCGATACGGTGCGGTTTTCACTGACCGATCACTCGGTCAGGCGGCCAGTTCAAATTGACCGGACTGTCCTGTCGGCTGGTTGGCGCTGGCACCGGTGCCGGTGACCATGGGCTCGTAGATGATACTGACTCCCACGCGATCCACAATATAGTAGTTGGAAAAATCTCCAAATACCATTGGCTTGTGGGTCGTGGTAAGAACCGGGTCGATTGACGACGACTCGTAGATTGGCTTCCCCATCAATTGCTCCGGGGAATCCTTTCCGAGGTTGGTCCAGAAGCTGGAGCCCCCGGCGGTGTCCAGGGCCCTGGTGCGGTTGATCTGGGCGACGTTCGCGACCCAGGCGCAGTTCGGGGAGTTCCGGAACCGCGGGGGAAGGGCCGCGTGAATGGCGTACACATCCCCGAGGACATATGCGCCAGTAGTAATTGTGGCCGTAGTGGTGGTCGCGCCGACCACAACTCCGGTGGGCTGCGCGGTTCCGGTCCCGGTTGCGAAGGCGGCTTCCTCTAGCCTATCCTTGGCGTCCGCGAGGAGCCTGGGGAGCTGCTGACCAAAGTCAGTATCTGACAGCACTTCAAAGCTGCCAAAAATCCACGCGGCAGCCTTGAGTGGGGTAATGACGATGTTCCCGACCGTCGGGGACTGGTCGCCGGATGCCGTTCCTTCAGCGAGCCACGCCGCCGTGACACCCGCCGAAGTTACTCCGTTCCACGTATTACTCGTCGTGGTCTTGACATTGCTAATGCGCCTATAAGGATTGGCGCTAGCATTGTTTGTCAATACTATTGTTGGGTCCAACACGAACGGAAGGAGGTATCCGCCCGAGGCCACGCCGAGGTTCAGCGCGGCACGGGTCGCCTGGGACACGTGGTCCGGGTCCCGGATGTACTTCTCGAACGCGTCGTAGTACTCCTGGGAGCCGGTCTCGAGGATGTGTCTCGCGATGTTGTTGTCCTTGAAGTACCCGCCGCGCTGGACCTTGACGGTGGCTTCCTCGGCCCAGTCGTGCTGCAGCATGCCCCGCTTGGCGACGATCTCGATGGCGTCGAGGGCCCGGTCGCGGAGCTCGCCCCGGGAGATCATGTTGTCGGAGACGGCGTCCATGGCGTCGAACGGGTCCCGCTGGCTGCGGATCACCAGGTCGGGGGACCCGAACCGGGACGCGGAGGTGCCGTCGGTCCCGCCGGGCCGTTCGAGGTTGGCCTCGTCGGCGGCGGTGCGGGTGATGTCGCGGATCTTGGCCATCCGCTCGATGATCGGCTTGGCCTGCCCGTCGAGTTCCTGCCACCGTTCGATCATGGTGTCGCGGATGTCGCCGGCGCTTTCCTCGGTGACGCTGTCGTCGGATTCCATCCGCTGGAGCTCGTCCTTGATCCTGGCCTGCTCGGCGAGGATGTCTTTCAGCGCGGTCATTCCGCGCTCCTTTCGGGCCGTTACCAGACCAGCCCGGCTGCCTCCCGCTGCCGTTGCGACTCGAGCAGGAACAGCTGATGCTGGTGATACCGGGCCGAGTGCCCATCCCCGTCACCGTCGGTGCGGGTGAGCGGCTCACCGGCTGCGGCTTCCACATCCGGTGGAAGTGCCTCATCGTTCTCGTCCGGCTCCCACGTGCCGGGAGTGGACATGCGGACACCGAGGATCTCGGCGCCCGTGTACGCCTCGAAAGGCGTCGGGCCGTACTCGCGCAGGCCCAGCTCGGTGCGGCGGACGGTCCGGAGGTTCCCCGCGGAGTCGGGGCGGTGCCGGTCGCCGCGGCGAAGGGACGGATCCGACCGGACGATCCGCCCGGTGAACGACTGCGCGGTGATCGACCCGTTCCGGATGTTCTCCAGCACCTCATCCGCGAACGGCGTCTCCGAGTACCGGGTCAGGGTCAGCAGCCCGCGGGCCTCCGGGCGGATCTCCACCGGCGTCCCGATCGGCATCGACCCGCGCTCGGACGGGGTGCCGTGGATCGTCATGCCGTGGTTGTACATGACTTTGACCTTGCCGAACCCGGCGCGGCTGCGGGACGCGTCGGCGACGGCCTTGTTGAACGCGCTGCCGTCGATCTGCTCGATGTAGTGGCCTTCATGGTCGTGGATCTCCGCGGGCTGGTTGAACACCGCCGCGTACGCCTCGACGAGCCGACCGGTGCTGTCGCCCTGCGCACTGCGGACGATGTGGATGTCCTCGAGTTCGTACGTGCGGAAGTACTCCAGTGGGGCCATCCGGCTCGCACCGCCTTTCCCGCGTGCCTTCGCGGCCAGCTTGGTGAACTTGCCCTTGCCGAACTTCTTCCGCCCGATGTAGGCGGCGAGCGCTCCTGGGTCCCTGGCACCCTTGGCGGCGAGGGACGACTTGAGGCGGGCGAACCGGGCGCCGGTGCCGAGCTTCGGCATGGCCCGCTGCGCGGCCGTGTCCGGGGGGTCGCCGTCGGCGGCCTCAAGGTCGGCGACGTCCAGGCCGGACAGGTCGGGCAGGTCGGAGTGGTCGCCGTCCCAGGAGGTGTCGAGGCCGTCAGCGTCCCAGGTGCCTGCCGGTTCCGTCACCGTGGCCCTCCCTGCCTTGTGCTCCATCGCCGCGTGGGTCGCGGGCCAGATGCCGAGCGCGTCGTGATGCGCTTTCGCGCAGTAGCCCTTCGGGTCGGCGATGAACTTGCCGAGGTGCAGGACGCACCGGTCGAAGTCCCCGGGTGATCCCCACCGGATTTTCGCCGCGCCGGGGCCATGGACCCAGTACTCGTGGAGCTTCTCGGTGCCGCCGGGGTTGGTGACCTGCCCGCCGACGCGGACCGCGCCCGTCTCATCCACGCCCGTTCGCCTCCTCGAGTGCCCGCCGGGCGCTGGCCGGCCGCGGCGTCGGCCTGGACCCGTCGCCGCCCGGCCCGGAACCTGGCGACGACGGGCCCACGCCCAGCCGGGGCATCGTCGGCGGCAGCGGATCCGCCGTCGCGCCCGGCTGCGCCTGCGGGAGCAGGTGCTGCACCGGCGCCGACGACGCCGGAGTGCCGACACCGCCGGCCTTCAGCTGGGACAGGTCCATCGCGTCGACCGCGGCGATAGCCGACTCGTGCGTGTACCCGGCCTGCACCAGCGCCAGCAGCGCCTGCGCGCGGACGAGGGCGGCCTGGCCGCGTTCCATCTCCCCGTCCTGCAGCGCGGCGATGTCGCTGGTGTCATACCAGAGCCGGTTCCCGGCGGGCACGTCCACGATCGGGCTGAGCGCCCCGCACGCCGACCGCCACGCGGGTCGCGCCCACAGGTTCGCCAGCTTTTGCATCGACTCCTGATAGCCCCGGCCGGCCCCGCGCAGGGGCTCAAGGCCGACCAGGACACCCGGCACCTCGCACGCCGCCAGGATCCGCTCCGTCCCCACCGCCGACACGCCGCTGAAATCCATCTGCGACAGCGAGTTCCCGACCAGCGTGATGTCAGCTCCCTGGTCCAGGATGATGCCCTTGCCCGCGTTGTCCGGGCCGCCGTACCGGGCGTTCACCCGCTCCCGGATGGCGTCGATGGTGGCACCCTGGAGCTTCTGCGCGTACTTGATGTAGACGTTCGGGGTCGCGTTGTTCCGCAGATAGGTGATCTTGTACTGGGTCAGGCCGTCGTCGCCGGCGACCTCGCGGGCGAGCGGGGTCAGCGGGGTCATGCCGCGGAAGTCCGCGGCCGGATCGGGCACCGGCGCCCAGTGGACAACCTCATCCGCCGGGGCCAGGAACCCCTCGTTCTTGCTGAACAGGGACTTGGGCGGCTCGAACCAGTACCCGACCGGCTTCCTGTACCAGCCGCCCCCGGAGACGCGGACGACCTCGCTGACGATGGTCGTCCAGTCCGGGCGGAGCCTGACCAGCCGGTCCTCGCCCGGCGCGTCCCAGATGTACGCGTTCCCGGCCAGGAACTGGTCCTGCTCCATCCGGGCCAGCAGGTCACCCGTGGTCGTGTTGGGGCCGAACGGCACCTCGAGCTTGGCCAGGCTGGTGTTGCCGAACAGGTGGTGGTCATCGAGGGCCTGGTACTGGAAGCGGGCCTCGGAGAACAGGGCCATCCGGGCCAGGGCGGCGGCGAAGATGACGGCGTTGGACGCGTTGGCGGTCTGCGCGTACGCGGCCAGCTGCGGCAGCACCGGCTCCCGGTCGGGCGAGGCGTAGGAGGTGGTCAGGACGGCCGCACCGGAGGCCATCCCCTCCCAGTAGCCGTCCCGCTTGATCAGGCGGTCCCACAGCCGCGTCACCCGGCTCGCCTCGCGCGCTCCAGGATGTTCTCCAGCGTCGGGGGCAGCTCATGCACAGACGGCGCTGCCCGGCCCCCGTCGTCGCGCAGGAGCGCGTACACGCCCACCGCCACGGAATCCGCGATGACAGCCAGGCCGAGCGCCCACGTGCCGATCAGCGCCGCGCCGCCCAGGACACCGGCGAGGGAGACGAGCAGCAAAGCAATTGACGCGCGCACGATCGCCTCCTAGATTCGGGCAGGTGGCCGGCGGAGGCCTCCGCAGGTTGCCGCTGGGGAAAACCCGCTCTCCGGAGCGACGGACGCGAAAGCCCGGGGAAACCCGGATAGCCAAGGTCGCGAAACAACGCCGGAGCGGGGGCTTAAGAACGGGGCGCCGGCACGCGCCCACTCCTCCGGTCACGCTCAGATTGCCCACACGGACGGTTGCGCCAGTTCCTCCCACCGGCGGAACGCCCAGCACGCCAGCGTCGCGGCCACCAGAGGCGACTGATCGACCTGGACCCGCCGCTCCCACGCCTGCGCGCCCGCCAGGGGTCTCTGCTGGGCCGCGCGGACAGCCGCGGTGAGCGGCGGCTGGTCCAGATGGGCCAGGCGGCCGTCATTCACCAGGTCGAGGAACTCGCCGTGAGCGGCGACAACCTCTGCCGTCGACGGCTCACGGACCAGCACCCCGGCCTCCGCCAGGGGCCGCAGCAGCGTCCCGGCCTGCGACCGCGGGTCCACGACGACGGCCACGGGGTCATGCGCGGCCCACAGGTCCGTCAGGCGGGCTACGGCGTCGCGGGGGTGACCGTAGAACGGGGCCAGGTCCACCAGGACCCGGCCGTCCTCAGCCCGCCCGGCCGCCACGACCGCGCAATGCTTCCGGTCCTCGCTGATCTCCGCCGCGAACGCGACCTCGCCGCTCACGCCAACTCCAGGACGCCCTGATCAAGGCGGCGCGCGGCCCGCTCGGCGTACCGCTCATCCAGCTCAACCCCGATCGCGCAGCGGCCGAGGTTCCGCGCAGCCACCAGCGTGCTCCCGGCACCCGCGAACGGATCAGCGATAACGCCGGGCGGACAGGCCGCGATCAGCGTCTCCATCACGTCCACGGGCTTCGCGTGCGGATGGCCAGCGCGACGAATCATATGACCGTGGCCTCGGGTGGCCGCGAGAACACTGCTCCTGCCGCCGATGCCGGTTGGCCATCGGCCAACTAGGTAGATCGCCTCTGCGTCGCGCCTATAGCCCCCGACAGCGCCGAACTTCCCTGCGTCAGGCGGCTTCTGGTAGATCATCGTGAGTTTGTTACCTGCCGGCGGCGGCAGCATCAGATCGCCGAAGATGGCGGCCGGACGGTCGCCCCACGAACTCAGGGCGGCATCGCGAACGCTGGTGTTTTCATCGCCGCGTATGCCTTTATTGCCTTTAGTGCTGCCGCCTGCACCACCCGGATTTCTGGTGAAGTCGCCATGCTGGCCCCATCCGCGCCCGTACGGCGGGTCGGTCACCAGCACGTCAGCGGCGAGCCACTCCGTTACCTCGCGGCAGTCGCCCAGGTACAGCGTCACCTGGCCGTCCGACCAATACGGGGTCACAGCCGCAGGCCCTGAGCCGAGCACGCCCCCCACGCATCAGCAGTGATCGTCGACCACTGCCCCGCATCACCAACAGGCCAGTCCCCGATCGACAGCCGCTCACGCGCAAAAGCCTCCGGCCCCAGAGCAGCCATCTCACGCTCGATGTACTCCGGCGCGATCCGGATACCCAGCCCCGGATTCGCCCGCGCCCACGTCACCCGCGCCCCCGGATCATCCGACTCCTCAGCCGACCACTCCAGGAACGCCAGCGACCGGTCACCCCCGGCCACGCCACGCGCACGGACCCGGCCCAGCTGGATACTGTCCTGATCACCCGCCGTCGACGTGTACCAAACTTGCGGGTCTGGCCTGGCAGACAAGGTGGGCAGCAGCGCCGCCATCTCCTGGTCGCCCAGCTTGTACGCCTCATCCAGGATCACCAGGTCAGACGTGAAACCACGACCCGACCCCGACGAGCGGGCCACGAAACGCAGCCGCTTCCCGTCCTTCAGCTCAACCGCCTCAGCACCCGCAGCCGTCCTGATCCGCGACACCTGCGCATCGAAATCCGGGTTGTCCTCGATCAGCGTCCGGACCCGCAGGAACGCCTCCTGCGACGTCTTGAACTCATGCGCCGAATGCAGGATCAGCCGCACATCCGGGAACAGGAACAGCGCCGCCAGCTCCAGCGCCTCCAGAACCGTCCCCTTGCCATTCTGCCGGGCCACGATCAGCCCCACCTCGAACGCCGCCCACTTCCCGTCACGCCGCCGCAGCCCCGACTCCAGCACCAGCCGCTGCCACGGGTCCAGGTCCAGCCGCGCCTCGCCCGCCAGCGTGACCGCGTTCCGGCCCGAACGGTCAGTGTCGAACGGCGGCAGCGAGCAGACACGCGGCTCCTGATCACCCAGCAGCGCGGCGCCGCCCGGCGAGCTCATCACGGCGCAGGTCGTCAATCCGGGTCCTCACAGGCTGTTTCTCGGCCGCCGCACGGCGCAAATCGATCAGCAACTGCCGCAACTGGGCCGCAGCCGCAGCCGCAGCCACCGCGCCGCGCGAGGTGTCGATCTGGGCGGCCAGCGCGACCGCCAGGGCCGCGGAGCCGTCCGACTGCACCGAGCACTTCAGGGAGCGCAGTTCGGAGCGGACGGCACGCTCAACGGAACCGGCACGCGGGGTGGTCACTGAGGGTCACCCTCCGGCTGTTTGAACGACTGTTCAGGCCCTAGTTACAGCCCGTAAAAATAAAGTTCGGC